CATTAAAAAATAGGTTTTAAATATGATTATAAATATAAAACTCTTTTTTAACAAGGTTGTGGAAAAGTGTATTATTTGTGTGGATAAACCCTGATATTAGTTGTTTATCTGTGGAAAACTATGAGTATAATATCTTCTAAACATCAGATCTTATGCAAGTTTAGCGAGCGTATCATGGAGAGCGCGGTTTGTCAACCCACGGGACGCGAATTTTTCTCGACGAGACATAAAATGTTACATAAAGACATCTTATAGTATAAATATATTGATTATAAATCTCGTCGAGATCTTACACTTGACATAAAACGAGATTACATGATATAATCATACACTAGATATCTCGAAGAGAACCATGAACGACTACGAGACATTCTACATGTGGGGCTACGAGACATCATGTCATGATACTCGCGACGAGATGTATATGCTCGACGAGATGCACATACATCATGATACACAATACACATATGATCTAGATGATGAGTATGCACGCGATAGCATGGACTATCAGGAACTTGCATACAAACATTACGCATGATATAATACGTAAACATCACACGAGATACACATGTACGCACAGAAACGCATTGTGAGTGTTACACTAGACATTGAGTGTTATGAAGATCTAGACCTGCAATCCTATGACTGGAATGAAGTTCTAGGTCTAGAAGGTGATGAGAATGTTCAAGTTAGCATGGAAGAGTTAATTAGCAACTACTAGTGTGACACTAATTTGATTGGCACAAGACACTGATTCAAAGTGTGCCAATCGTGAAACTGTCTACTATATGGGCACAGGGCACCGAAATCGTGTATTGTAGTTTCAAGTCAAACAATTCTCTTCAAAATGGATTACGACACTTTCGACACTGACATCTTCTCTGAGATTAATGACATGCCAGGGGAGATTTATGATGTGATTGAATACAAAGAAGAATATGAAGATGATAAGAAGTTCAACGTAGAAGAATATATTGAAGGAAATACAGACTACTAAGTAACACTTACTCATTCACCCTATCTGACACTACCATGACCGAACTTGAAATGCAAGCAATTGAAGTCCTTGAAATCGTTGAGGATTCAGTAGAATATATTTGTGCCGAAAATGTTATTAGTGGAGAAAAGGTCTGGACTATGATAGCAGCACTTGCCGATGCCAAACTTGCACAATTCCCTGATAATTGAGAGACTAAGTAACACTCAGGTCAGCCGCCCGTGGACAGTTGGTCAAAGTGTCACAAGGTTTCGGCACAGGGTCCAAAATCGTGTATTGTAGAAGGGTGAAAGAAATCAACCAAATGCAGACCTACACCGACCCTTGCACCTATGCCATGCAGAGCGACATGCGCCAACTCAAAGAGATGATTGCCTCAGACCTCTCTCAGTACATGCTGGAGATGATGCCACCGCTTGACATGTGTGTCGATTGGGTATGCGATCGTTTCGGTCTTGATTGTACCGACGAACTGATCGATTTCGTTGCTGATTGTCATGATGAGTTCTTTGGTAACTAATTCAAATCTATGAAATTCACCATCGTTAAGTTCAAAGGTCGTTGGGTAAAAGTATCCAACAAACTATCACCCCCGACTGAATGGGTTACAGTCATCAACAAAGCAAACCTTAAGTAACACAAACTCATGCGTATTTGTCTCTCTGCCATTGTTATTTTGTTGGGTGCCAACCTCCTCATCGATCTGTTGGATTCTGACATGATGGAAGTCATTAACGAAAGGAACGAAACGATTCAACGCCAAATCGATCAGATGTGACAGTCGGACTAGTGCCACACGATTTTGGCACTGCCCCTCAAATCCTGTATATTAAAGGAGTGGAGGGGACAGCACCCGCCACACGCTCTAAACCTTCTCTCTTCTCATGCGTAAGATCGAAACCCAAATGAACGCCGCAGTCCAGGCAAACCAGAACTGGTCATCAGGGAACACCAGCGTTTTGACAGAGGACGGCATCTCCAAAATCTACCTACACGGCAACCTGATCGCTGAGGTTGATGAAGATTCAATGAAACTCTACGATGGCGGTTTCCAGTCCAATACCACCAAATCACGTCTCAACGCCCTGTGCGATGCGTTCGGTTATTCTGGTGAAAGCGTCTTTCAGAAGAATTGGACCTGGTTCGTCCGTCTCTGGACTGGCACCGAATTCCACACCACTGAGTTCCGTAACGGTATGCGCCTCGCATGATTAAAACTAAGAAGGAGTGGGCACGCTGCTATGCCCGCTTCTATTCAATCGTTCTTATCCTGATTCTTCTCTGATCATGTTCCGCATTGCCACCTCCCTTTCAACCCGTCGCACCCTGTGGGTTTCCAGCGATGGCACGGCGCTCCCTGCTTACATCCATGCCGGGGCGCTCTCTTCTTACAAGGGTCACGTAGAATCGAAGAATCGCTACTATTGCAACCCTGAGGCAGCAAATATTTCATTCCCTATCTAACCCAAATCTCCCTCCAATCCTTCAAAATCCTAATTCACAACATGACAAAAAACCTTCACATCGAACATCCCGAAGATACAATCCTCACCGGAGATACTTCGTTTTTAGTATCTCTCAAACTGAAGGGTGATTTATCAGTGAAGATTGATGGTGCTCCGGCAATCGTTTGGGGGACTAATCCTGCATCGGGTCAGTTCTTTGTGGGGACCAAATCCGTATTCAACAAAGTAAAGATCAAAATCAACGAATCGCATCAGGACATTGATGCAAACCACACGGGACAGGTTGCAACAATTCTGCATAAGTGCTTCGACTATCTACCACGGGTCGGGGGTATTATTCAAGGGGACTTCATCGGATTCGGTGGCACTGATGAATACACACCGAACACAATCACCTATAAGTTCGATGACATCGTAGAAGAGGAAATCATCGTTGCGCCGCATACTCTCTACACGGCAGAATCTGATCTACGTGATGCCGTGGCAGAACCGCTAAGGTTTATGATTACCGATACAGTCTATTGTAAGTTCGTATTCCCTAAGGCATACATTTGGAGCGGGTATTATGATGACGGATTGGATCAGTTTGAGATGCCTCCCGTCATAGACTTGATTCGTCAAGTGTATGATAAGACCGTGTTCGTAAGTGATAGAGAAGCGGCACAGATTAAGCAAAATGTGAATAAGTCAATTCGCGAAGGATATCCTATGACGAATGAGGACTTCATGGGTAATGAGTCACTCATGCACCTCTACGGGTTGATGATAGTTTTGAAAGAAGAGTTGATGAACCAGTGCCGAAATGTAGGTCCTGAGGCATACATCGGTTATGACAGAATCGATGGTGAGGGTTATGTCTACTCCACTGAGTTAGGTACATATAAATTGGTTAATCGTCAGCAGTTTTCTGTTGCCAACTTCAACAACACTAAGTTCACAACAGTCGCATAATCAGTCGTTCGTGAATACAGCAGTCCCCCCGTTTAAGGGGGGGCGTTTATAAAAACCCATGACTCCCCTAACCTACAAAGGTTTCCAAGAGGGCGATAAAATTCCAAGGCGTATAAAATTTTTTTTCGCTATATAAAATCAAGTGTAAGGTTTGTGTATATGCAAAAAAATTCCGAGAAAATTTTTAGTGAAGTAGAGGTCGATCCTGTAACCGGGGATTATTATGTAACGGTGCCCGAAGTAATTTTGAATGAGATGCAATGGTATGAGGGAACTACTTTAAGGTGGTTAGTGGATGGAAATGAGATTGTTTTAGCAGAAGAAAAGAGTCCTTGACAATCACTATATAATGTTGTATGATTCGAAAGTAAATTGTTATTCTTATGGCAAAGGGATTCACGGTAAAGGCAAAAACGCCGGTCAAAAAAACAGCAGAGTGGGATTACGATAAAGCAAAGGAAATGGTAAGAGGAAAGGCAATTGTCTTTTGTCTTCCTGGAAGAGGATGTTCTTATGCATATCTAAAGAATTTCGTACAACTTTGTTTTGACTTAGTACAATCGGGAGCAAGCATCCAGATTTCGCAAGACTACTCGTCCATGGTCAACTTTGCAAGGTGCAAGTGTCTTGGAGCAAATGTATTGCGTGGTCCGGATCAATTGCCCTGGGACGGAAAATTAAAGTATGATTATCAGTTATGGATTGATAGTGATATTATTTTCAACACTGAGAAGTTTTGGCAATTGGTTCTAATGGATCAAGACATTGCATCCGGATGGTATGCCACAGAAGATGGCAGAACGACTTCAGTGGCACATTGGATGGAAGAGGATGATTTCCGCAACAATGGCGGTGTGATGAATCATGAAACGGTTGAGAGTATTTCAAAGCGCAGATCTCCATTCACCGTAGATTATGCCGGATTTGGATGGTTACTCATCAAGCACGGAGTCTGGGAGAATAATGAGATGAAGTATCCATGGTTTGCACCAAAGATGCAAGTCTTCGAGAGTGGCGAAGTACAGGATATGTGTGGAGAGGATGTCTCATTCTGCCTTGATGCAAAGGAGGCAGGTTTCGAGATTTGGTGTGATCCTCGTGTTCGCGTTGGACACGAAAAGATGCGAGTAATCTAAGATGGCACGTCAGGAATTTCATAGAATTCTTGTAGATGATAAAATTCTTTATGATCGATTAGATACTACAGAATTTTTTGATAAAATAGAAGACCTGTCCATAGAATTTTATGAGACAGGTCAACCAAGTAACATTAAAACCGAAATTATTATTGAGGAGTAAGGAGTCTTATGGCAGTGCGATCAAAGGTTGGTTTAAATGGTGAAAGAAACATCGAATCAAAACCGAAAAAAACTCGTCAAGGTAATGGTAAGAACACGACGTATTCTGCAACATCGCGTAACGCGGCTCGTAAGAAATACAGAGGTCAGGGAAAATAATAGATAGTATTAACTATTAAACTTTCTTCATGTCTTGTTTGATCTCAAATTTACCTGCTTATGAAGTATGGGTAAGAAAAGAATATCTCACCGATCATCAAAGTGGTCATGGTGAATTTGTAAAGGGCGTCTGGGTGTCGGTTAAATCGATACCTGGGCGTGCTTTTTATTTTGAAACATACTTACCAGAGTATGCCGCAATGTATGATAAGTTGCCTATAAGCGCGTTTGTCTCGTCTCCGGAGAAACCAACTCCTGATATGACACTTCATAATTTACAATTTTGGAATTGTATGGATTATGGTATTACGACAATTCAAAAGCAATTCATTGGTTCAATGCATTTTGAAGTTTATACTCGTGATTATGGAACTCAAACAGGCACTTATGTTTGCACGATCGATAATTATCATCAAGATGCTGATGCAGTTGATTATTCAACCAGTGAAAATCCATCAGAACACAAGTCTCATAACTTAATTGAACTTGATAATGGACAGTTCTGTCTCTATCCAAATAATAGAACTCGTATTTTTGATAATAGTCTGACACCAGAGACACCAAAGATTCCAGATTTTAAAGTTTCGACTGTTTATTATCAGGTAGAAAATGGTCATGACCGCGATGGACTTGGTAATGATGACAATTATTTCTGGAAAACTGCTAAAGAACATAAAAACCAAGATCAAATTCCTAATTATTAAGTTATAAATAAAGAAAAACTCCTTGTCAATGGCCATTCAAAGGATATCAAGAGCATTTAAAGATATTAGTTTGTCTTTTGATGCACATCCTATCACCAAAGATCTACAAATATTAAAAAATGAGAATGCGATTCGTAGGTCTGTAAGAAATATAGTAGAAACTATCCCCACTGAAAGATTTTTTAATTCCTTATTAGGATCTGATGTCAGAAATAGTCTCTTCGAATTTGTTGATTTTGGTACTGCGTCAGTAATTCAAAATCAAATAGAGATTGCACTTGAAAACTTTGAACCAAGAATTAATAATGTAGAGGTTCAGGTTGAACCTTTTCCGGACAGGAATACATTTAATGCCACAATCATTTTTGATATCATCGGACAAGAGTTTCCAACTCAAGAATTTTCTTTCCTATTAGAGGCAACGAGATAATATGCCTTTTACTAAGTATACAAATCTAGATTTTGATCAAATAAAAACATCCATCAAGGATTATCTTCGTGCAAATTCGACTTTCACCGATTTTGATTTTGATGGATCTAACTTTTCCGTCTTAATAGACACTTTAGCATATAACACATATATCACAGCATTCAACTCAAATATGATTGTGAATGAATCCTTTTTGGATTCTGCCACTCTCAGAGAAAATGTTGTTTCATTAGCAAGAAATATTGGTTATGTACCCCGCTCTAGAACCTCTGCAAGGGCACAAATATCATTTTCAATACAAAGACCTAGTGGAGATTCATCTGCTCAGGTGACGCTTCAGAGAGGTCTTGTATGTACTGGTAATTCTGCCAATACTTCATACGTATTTTCAATACCCGAGGACCTTACTAGAGGTTTTGTCAACGGAGTTGCAACTTTTGATAATATTGAAATTTATGAGGGCACATATTTAACCAAACAATTCTTATATGATGGTTCTCTTGATCAGAAATTTATTATTGATAATTCATTCGTTGATACTTCTAGCTTAAAAGTTTATATCAAAAAAGAAAATGATGTAGGAATTGGGATTGAGTATTCCTTAGTTGATAATATCGTTAATGTAACACCAAGTTCTCAAATTTATCTTCTTCAAGAGATACAAGATGAAAAATATCAATTACTTTTTGGTGATGGATTAATAGGAAAAAAACTTGGAACCGATCAAAATTCCGATGGTAATATAATTACTGTCAATTATATTATATCAAATGGCACTGAGGGTAATGGAGTATCCAATTTCTCTATGGCCGGAAGTTTTTTAACTTCAGAAAACAATAATATTAATCCCTCCAATATAACAATCACATTAAATCAAGCATCTCAGAATGGATCTGAAATTGAATCTGTGGATTCAGTTAGATATTATGCCCCAAAAATATATTCTGCACAATCTAGAGCAGTAACGGGTCGTGATTATGAGGCAATTATTAAGAGCATTTATCCAGACACGGAATCTGTTGCTGTGATTGGTGGAGAAGAGATGACTCCTCCACAATTTGGTACTGTAAATATTAGTATTAAACCAAAAAATGGAACTTTTGTCTCTGATTTCAATAAATCTAGAATTTTATCCCAATTAAAACAATATACTGTCTCTGGAATAAACCAAAAAATCACAGATCTTAAAATTTTATACGTTGAAATTGATTCTTCAGTTTATTATGACTATTCAAGAATATCAACTGCCGAAACTTTAAGGACAAGAGTGTTGAATACCCTCAAAAATTATTCAAATTCTTTAGAAATTAACAAATTTGGTGGAAGATTTAGATATAGTAAAATTCAACAAATTATTGACAACACTAATACCTCTATAACCTCTAATATTACCAAAGTTAGGATTAGAAGAGACTTAAAAGCAGTTATAAATCAATTTGCACAGTATGAATTGTGCTATGGAAATAGATTTCATGTAAATTTAACCGGATATAACATTAAATCAACCGGATTTAGAATTGCATCTGATCCTGACGTTGTTTATTTAACAGATATTCCTAATTCTGACGGAATGACAGGAATTTTGTCAATTGTAAAACCAGTCAGCAATGAATCGACAAGAGTTGTTGTAAAATCGGCAGGAACTGTTGATTATATTAAAGGCGAAATCAATATTGGCACCATAAAAATTACTTCAACAGAAAAACAAAACAATATTATTGAAATTCAGGCTTTTCCGGAGTCAAATGATGTGGTTGGATTAAAAGATTTGTATCTTAATTTTAACATCTCAGCAAGTTCAATAAATATGGTGAAGGATGTTATTTCATCAGGAGACGAAATATCGGGAACGGTATTTACTAGAGACTATTACACATCAAGTTACTTAAACGGGAATCTAATAAGAGAGTAGTATGATACAG